GACTTCGGCGCAGACAGTAGTTGCAAATTCTGCCGCCGATGCGTCATCTGGGCATACTCACTCATTGACAAGCGTATCGTGCTTAAACGCCTACGTGAGTTCGCGGATGTATCAAAAATCGTAAAGGAGATATATGAATCCACTCGCAATATTCCAGCCAAAATCTGAATGGATGCAGGATATGAAAAATAGGGTATTAAAAAATAGGGAGGCGGTGCTTGAAGCGTTTTCCTCGACGCTGAATGAATCAAGATGCTGCCCATTTATGTGTGGGGCGCGTTGTCTTGGCAAGGCCTGCGAGTTTTTTTTAGAATTTCAATCTATATCTAAAACAGGAGATAAAACTAAATTTCATAGATGCGCTATAACTGAAATCCCTATGCTTTTAATAGAAAACGCGCAAATATTGCGTGATTTAATCAATAAAATAGAGGTTAAGGATGCTTAAAGGTTCGACCGTCAAAAAGAATAGAAGTTTCGGGAACTTTATGACCTTGTTCAAATATAACATGGATTAATAATTTATCAACAAAAATGGTTTATCACAATCAAGGAGGAGTAAGATGTTTAAGTTTTTAGCGATACTATGGGAAGATGAACGCGGTTTCTTTGGTGCGGTTGGTAATGTATTAGCAGCATCAGGAGTAAGTGATATATTAGGTGGAGATGGGGAAACCGAAGAAACTGACCCATACGCCAGCTTACGGGCGCAATACCAAAATTATATATCAGGTAAATTAGGAAAAACTACGCCGTATTCGTATAACAGCGAGTTTACGATTGACCAGCCGGATATTGAGAAACAGGCAGAAGATACTGTATCTAAATATCTTACTAATCCAACGACAAACGTTACTGATTATACCGAAGCAACAAAAAAGTATTCTGATGCCACTAAAGCAAGTATGGCAAAAACGTATGAAGATGAAGCTACAAAGACTAAAGATATGTATAACCGTTTAGGACTTGTATCTTCAACTCCTGGACTTACGGCGTTAGGTGATGTTTATAATGACCAAGCGACAGCACAAAACTTGTTTGATTCAGAACTTATGTATAAAAATCTTGACCGCCAATTACAAGCGCAAGGATTAGATGTATCACAGCTTGGCTCGATGCTTAATACCGCGACAGGACTTGGCACAACGCAAAGAGGTAGCCAACAATATTCTCAGCAGATGTCATTACAAGATTTGCTTAGACAACAGGAAGAAGAACAAAACTGGGCGCAGATGGTTAATTCCCTGATTGCTGGCAATCCTCCACAGATAACTTATAGGGCAGGGTTAGGGGAACAATTATTGAACAGTGCTACGAGTGCATTGCCTTACGCAGCAATGGCTATGATTTAACATAAGGAGAATATATGCCAGGCAGATACGGAACGACGAAAGCAGATTTTTATAATCAGATGGGTGAAAATTCCAGGAGTGGCATAACTGATGTTGCTAAACTTTTATTGCAGAAGAAAATGCAGGAACAGCAGAATAAACAAGAACTTGATTCTACTGTTAGAAAAGCTATTGTTGAGGGTATAGCAAGTGGAAAACTTAAACCAAAGTTAGGGCAACAAATATCAACTCAGGATTTGATAAGCGGACAAGCGCCGGATTTAAACCAGTTTGAACCGCGAAACACTGATCTTGAAATGGTTAATAAACTCATGGAAAGTCAATTTGGTGAAGGGATCTCTACTAACGTACCATCGTCTATTGATGAATCAGGGCAGATTACGGATAAACGTGTATTAGGGCAACCAAACCAAATGGGAGGGTTTACTCCTGAAAGCATAAGTTTAGGTCCGGTTACATTAAAAAGGCAAAAATCAGGGAGAGAATTTCAGCAAGATTTAGATCGTAAACGGCAAGAAGAAATGATGCAGGCAGATGTCAAAAGCCAAGCAAAAGCAACAGAGAGTTTAGCAGACATCAACGTTATTTCTGCCGACCTTGATTCATTATTACAATCGTTTAATTCTATTCCGCAAGTATTAAAAGGACCGATACAAGGGAGAATTTTAGGTACACCAGCATCGCTTATGCAAACAAGTCCTGAATTGGCTCAATATGAGGGGTCAAGAGGGTTGATTTTATCAAATATTGCGCGACAACTTGGTGGTGAAAAAGGCGTATTGACTGACCGTGACATTAAACGTATTCAAGATTCTTTGCCCGATAAAGCGGATAGCGATAAAACAGCAACAATGAAAATTAATTTTGTTAAGGATTTTATCACTCGACGAATTGAAGCTAAAAAGAATATGATGAGCCAGGGAGTATTTACTGGTGGTATTAAAAAAGTAGATTTAAGAACAAAATATGGATTGGAGTAACAATGCCAGACTTAGCCAAAATCAAACGTAATGTATCTAAAATGGTATCGCTTAATGCCCCTGAAACTGATATTGATTCGTATATCCAATCTGAGGGAGTTACAATTGACGATATAAGGAATTTTAAGCCACAAACAGAAGAAAAACCTCAAGAATCAATAGGTCAAATGCTTCTTGGCAATCTCAAAGAAGCGGGTCAAAAAACCTATAAAGAGGGCATTGCGCCTATTCTTGAGGGTGGAAGTACCTTTGCAGCAGGATTGCCTCGCCTTGCGGCGAAAATACAGGGAAAACAGGCAGAAAAAGCGGTATTCCCTGAACAGGAAACTCCAATAGGCAAGACTATACGAGGAATATCTGAAACAGCAGGTTTTACAGCAGGGTTGCCAGGCAGAGTCGCTTTAAAAACGGCTCAATTGGTGGGCCAAGGAGCAAAAGCACTCCCGAAATTTTTAGGTAAATCTATGCCTATGTTAGCCAAAAAACAAATACCAAAATTGGCAACACGGTTAGCACAAGGTGTTACATCTGGTGCAGTTGGTGGCGCGGTTGCCGGCGATACATTAGAAAATAGGAAGAAAAATGCTATAACTGGAGCTGTTACTGGTGGAGTTGTAGCGACTGCTGCTCCGGTAGCAAAAAGTATTTTTAATTGGGCTGGGAATGTTGGGCGAACATTATCAGGAGTAGAAAAAGAAGTATATGAAGAAGCAAGCAAAAAAGGTTTCAGGAATGTTTTACAGTCTAAATATTATAATAAAAAATTACCAGCACAAATCCAAAATAGGATTGCTCAAAATCTTGACAACATGGAAAGTGCGGCAAGTATAGAATATGATAATCTCGTAACTCCGCTGAAACAATCTCCATTTGATATGGCTAAACTTCGAGGCGATGTAATAAAAATAGCAAATAGAGTAAAAGATAATCCATTTGACACTGAAAATTCTAAAATAGATCAAGCAATTATGGATGGTATTATAAATAAAGCTAAAGCAAATAATTTAGGGCAAGCATTGGATATGCGCCGAAATCTTGACGATATTATTTATAGCAATAAAGGCGACCTTAAAAGTTCTTTCGGAAAACAAGTCAGGGATTTGCTTAATAAAGAATTGCATAAAAATAAAGATTTGGCTAAAGTAGATACTGAATGGTCAAGTCTTATGGAAACACTTAAAGATAGCCGGAAGATTTTAGGAGATACAGGAGAAAAGATACTTGATCGTTTTAGCAACATGACGGACAAACAAAAATCCAATCTTGTTGATATTGAAAAGAAAATTGGCGGTTTGCCTTTTATGGAAGATTTAACAAATTATAGTTTAGCAAAAGAATTTATCTCGCGTAAAGTAAGCCCATCTGTTCCTGGAGTAATACGCGCAGCTGTAAAACCTGCAACTCGTGGTTTTCTTCGACAAGGAGAAAGATTTACTAACGCATTAGGGATGGCAGAGGAAAAAGGGAAAGAAGTTGTAGGAAGATTATTGCGTTAATAGTAGGATACTTAGAAACAAAAAACCAATCCACAAAAAGAATAGTATTGGTGCAAATACCAATCCCTTGATATATATAAAGAACGTATCTTTATATGTATCGCCTAATTCAGTTTTTTTATTTATCCAAGCACAATGTTTTATCATCTTATAAAGATTATATCGCATAGTTGATACAATGTAAAGAAAAAAGTATGTATAACGCAACCAATTAAATATTTATTTTTCTTCCATATTGATTTTATTCCACTTTCTCGACGATAAAACACGCAAATTATTTTTATTCTTTTTTCTTGACATGTCCAGTATACATGCTATACTTTTATCGTAGCTAAATAAAGGACAATACAATGTTCAAAAATCTCTGGCAAGAGAAAAAAGATAAAACATTAATCCCACGCGTAAACTGCGGCCTTGAACAAGCCGCTTTTTCTGTTTATATGGTTATAGACAGTCTTGCCAGAGGGCGCGTGGGATTATTTTTTTATAGGAAGGATGGGAAGATACCAGTTAAATATTGAGGACGATATGGATAAAAAAACAAAAATGACAACAGTAACACTAAGTAATGATTTCCACGACACAGAAGTGCGCGTGCGTGTACCCGCATGGATAGCTGGTGAGTCTGACGAGCAATATCAGGCATGGATGTGGATACAAGAGTCCAAGGATCGGGAATATTATGCCGGCCCTGCGCGGCGTAGATATAATCGCGTATGTAATGCTCTCTGCGGGTCAAGTGATTGTCAATGTGGTATTGTTAGATAATATAAGTAACTCGGCGGGGCTAACCACCCCACCTAAAATTTTGGAGGGAAAAATGAAAAAAATACTTGCCCGGATTGCGGAAAGAAGATCAAAACCCCACAACCAGAAAAAGCGATGGTAACAACAAAAGGGTTTTGGGATAGCGCAAAAGTGTGTTATGAATGTAACAATCTGGCTTTTGTGCGTGTGTATCCGAGCGGAAAAACAGAAGCATTTAACATAGGGGGTTAGCAATGAAGGTGTTTGCATATACTAAAGGAGGCAATAAATGAAACTTTTTACACATGATTTACACCAAATTAAATTACCCAATCCTGCCACTTTTACACTTGTAGATCTTAATAAAGGAATTCAAGAAACTACACTATCCTATGAATCTGCGGAAATAATACAGGAATATATAAGCCAAAGATTACGTCAAGTTTTAAGACAATTAAAACAAGTATATATTCCTAAAGATCCCAAAACGGAAGGATTATGTTTATCTATTGAATCATTAGAGTATATTATAAATAAGGAGGCTCTACAATGACACACCATACGCCAGGACCGTGGAAAGTGGCAAAGGTAGGCAAAGTACATATATACATTAACGACGTCGACGATGATGGTACAATGAGGGAGAACACATGAGAAACCGTTTATGGGATCTCTGGTTTAAAATCCGCTGGTTCTTCTGTGGTGATAATCCTAACAGTATGATAAGCCATTGGCGACGATGGAAGCAACGGCATATCGTTGACGACTGGTCGTTCGGGGGATTGATGGTTGTGGCTCTGGTGCTTATGATGGCGAATACATGTTGGGCTGAAGTTGAAATAAATATACCTGTGATAATACAGATTGAATCTTCAGGAAATCCTTATGCAATAAGTAAAGATGGTTGCATTGGGTTGATGCAAATAAGTCAGTCAGTTATAGACGAGTTTAATGAAAGATATTCTAAACAAGAATATTACTATGTAAAAGGAGAATTGTTTGATTATTGCAATAATGTAAAGATAGGTAGTTGGTATATACAACAAAGAATACCTCAAATGTTAAATAGAATAGGAATACCCGATACTGTGGACAATCGTATTATAGCGTATAACTGGGGTATAGGTAATTTATATAAGTATTTTAAAGGCGAAAAACATTTACCCAGGGAAACCCTTAATTATATTAAGAAGTATCATCAACTAACAAAGGAGAAATAACATGTGTAGATTTGCGAGCTTCAAACACAATCCGTCAACAGGTGAAATTCGAGTAGCTGATCTAAACTCTCACGGAGAAACCGAGAAGAAGCTTAATCTTGACCCAAAGATATGGCAGGATGGACATTATTTACCAACAGGAGAAATAGAATTAAGATTAATAGAAGATGATAGGGTTGATCCAGTGGAATATAAAACCGCGTTCCTTAATAGATTTCCCACATTTATTGTGTTTTTGAATTGGGCATTAATAAAGATTTCTATTGACGGTAAATATAGCGGTTACCTCGACCTGAGCGGCTTAACATCAGCTAAAGACCTGGTCCTGCCGAAGTCAGTGGGCGGTTACCTCGACCTGCGCGGCTTAACATCAGCTAAAGACCTGGTCCTACCGAAGTCAGTGGGCGGTTCCCTCTACCTGAGCGGCTTAACATCAGCTAAAGACCTGGTCCTACCGAAGTCAGTGGGCGGTTACCTCGACCTGAGCGATAACGTCAGAAAAGAATTAAATAAATAGGTGAAATAATGAAATGCGCCTTCTGCCAGAAGAAAGCTGATACAAGAGTTGATATAGGCGGTCATCCAGTTCCGGTATGTGCTAAACATTACGGGAGTACTCCTAAGTTAGTTTACCCCACGCCGGAAGAACAGAAAGTAACAGATAATGCCATTGAGAGCATGATAGACATAGAAGAACACGCAGGCAGAGAGCCTGTGTTGGATTAGGAGGCTGACATGACAGAGCGCGAGAAAACAGACATTGAGTTTGATAAAATGTTAGCGCAGTTTGATAAAACCCTGGCAATCATCAAAGCGTTTAATGAGGTGCTAAGGGTCGAGATAAACGAAACCCTTGTGGAAATAGCGGAAGAAATAGCAAATGGAAAATCATTATGAGCCGTTACGAATGTATGCACCCAAACAAGTCAAAGGAGGTGAACAAGCAAAAGGCGTTTAAAGTGTGCATGATAAAAAGGTGTAGTTTCTTGCGAATAAACGTACCAAGAAAAAGGAGATAAAAATGGAAAATACAAGTTTAGCAGTTCAGGGGAACAATGAGGTATTAACAGCTCTACAGGTTAAGCAACAAGTTCAGTTGATTCAGGAAGTCATGGCAGGGGTTATGCAAGAGGGACAACATTACGGCAAGATTCCCGGTTGT